CGTTCTCTCTGCTGAAAAGCAAGCCGAGTGGGAAGCGTATAGACTTGCCTTGTTAGCTGTACCGCAGCAAACCGGCTTTCCAACGAGTGTAACTTGGCCCACTAAACCTGAATAAGGACTTACAATGCTAGGCTTTGCTCCCTTTTCTGGTGCGGCCCTCGCCGATACGGGGAGCGGGGAGCTTATATTTATCCCTACAGAGGTTGTGGGGTCAACCGCTATTGGTACGGTTACAGTTACCGGGGATCAGAATGGCCTAACGCTTGGGTCCGTAGCGGGGACCGCTCTAGTTAATCCCGATACCGTAGTGGTAGACGCGGGTGCGATAGGCACGTTTGCTATAGATCAGTTGAACAGTTTTGTCGGTTCAATAACTGCCTCTGCTGACGCAAGTTTCGCAGTTACAGGGGTTTCCGCTACGTCTGCGGTCGGATCAACTACGGTAGTGGCCACTGCCGATATAGCGGTGACATCACCACAGCTGTCTGGCGTTCTTGGTTCTCCAACAGTAAAAGGCGACGCTGTTTTTGCTATTACTGGCGTTGCGGCTACAGGCGCTGTGGACGAGGTCACAATATTTGCCACAGAGAATGTCGTTGTATCGGTAACTAATGTTGCAGCGTCGGGTGCGATAGGCACGTCTAGTATTGTGGGCACGGCCAACGTCTTCCCCGATGGAGTCCAGAGTACGGGCGAAATTGGAAGCCCGACGATTACAGGGGCCGCCACGGTCAGTGTAGCAGGTGTATCTGGCACGGCGGTAGTAAACGCCGACTTCGTTGTGGTAGACGCGGGCGCTGGCGTAGATGTAACTGGAGTTTCTGCTGCAGGTAGTGTAGGGTCGGTAGTAACAACAGGGACAGCGGTAGTTGTACCCACAGGTGTGGTAGCTCAGGGTAATATAGGAGTTGCTGTTGTCTGGGGGCCAATTATACCAAATACCGGGAACACTTGGACGGGTGTAAATCCTAATCCCGGGGACACTTGGACGGATGTAAATCCTACTCCAAGCACGGTTTGGACGAAGGTAGCAGCATGAGGATGACCAATGCCTAGCACATATACAGACAACGGCGGGATAGAACTACCTGCTAGTGGTGAACAGTCCGCTACATGGGGTAACACCGTAAATACCAATATGGAGATTCTAGATCGTATTACTAACGGTGTAGGACAGTTAGGGCTTTCGGGTTCTAGTAGCACACTTACCATTTCAGACGGTCAGGTTTCGACAGGGCATTTTAAAGTACTGGAGTTGTCCGGTAGCCCTACTAACGGGCATGTTCTTACAGTCGAGCCGGACAACGCTGAACATGTGTACATTATGCGGAATAACACCTCAGTAACGGTGCAGATTAATCAAGGAGCCTCTGGCGGTTCCCGGGTTAATATCCCGGGGAATACTACTAAAATTGTATCCTGCGCAGGTGACGGTTCAACTTCGAATGTTAGTGACATTACCGGAAATTTAAGTCTGGGTTCTTTGATATTAGGTGGCACCATAGTCACTGCTTCGGCGGCAGAGTTAAATGTTCTTGACAACATGACCTCGTCCACGGCGGAGTTGAATGTGTTGACAAGCATGACTTCGACTACTGCGGAGTTAAATGTTCTTGATGGTATCCCTGCTACACTAACGGCTACAGAGCTTGGATATGTAGATGGTGTTACATCCGCTATTCAAACGCAGCTCGATACTAAAGCGCCTTCCGCAAGTCCCACGCTTACTACCCCCACGCTGGGGTCGGCCATTACAATTACGGGGGGTACTCAAAGCTGGGTTGCTACAGCTTCCGGTGTAAATTTAACTTTTTCTTACAACGGCACAAATGTCATGCGGATAGACGGGTCAGGGAATCTGACTGTTACGGGTAACGTGTCCAGTGCCGGAACTATTGCATAAGAATGCCGTCGGAGGTTTATGATGCCACTACAAAAGCTCCAGTTTCGCCCGGGTATCGTGCGAGATGCTACGGATTACACCAACGAAGGCGGATGGCGTGACGGCGACAAAATAAGATTTCGTTTGGGTATGCCGGAGACAATCGGCGGATGGACTAAACTCACGTCTTCCCCGATGCTTGGAACGTGCCGTGATCTCCACCCTTGGACAAATTTAATAGGGACTAGACTTGTAGGTGCGGGAACTAATCAAAAGCTCTACGTTTTAGATGGTGCCCAACCTATAGACATTACGCCAGTTCGTCGCTCTGTCACGCTCGGAGCAAATCCTATTGTAACAGTAAATGTAGGAAATCCTTCAGGCAATGGGTATATAAAGATTACTGATTCGAGCAACGGAGTTTTTCTTGGGGACTATGTGACGTTATCTGGAGCCACTGCCGTAGGTGGTATAACAGCGGCCCAAATAAACAAAGAACATCAAGTTGTTGAGGTCGTAGACGCTAATAAATACATTGTAGATACTGGTGGGACCGCCACGTCTCTTGCAACAGGTGGCGGGGCTTCTGTAGCTGCGGCGTATCAGATCAACACTGGGCTAGACTCCGCCGCTGTAGGTAGCGGTTGGGGCGCGGGTGTTTGGGGGCGTGGGGCTTGGAACTCTGCAGCTTCCGTCACTATCCCGGGGGCTAGTCTCCGACTTTGGTCTATGGATAATTTTGGTGAAGACCTTTTGGCAAACCCCCGTGGTGGGGGCATTTACTACTGGGACACCTCTGCGGGGACATCCTCGCGCGCTGTAAACATTACTAGTATAAGTGGTAATGCCCAGCCCCAAGCGGCTAATATCGTGCTGGTTTCCGAACGAGATCGGCATGTTATCGCTTTTGGTTGCGATCCTGAAGCAGACCCGGGCGTCCTAGACCCTTTAACTATACGGTTTTCGGACCAAGAGAGTTTTACTGATTGGGCGGCGACAGCAACAAACACCGCCGGAGAACTACGTATCGGGACTGGCTCTGAAATTATCGCCGCAGTGCAGACAAAACAACAGGTCGTCGTATTTACTGATAGATCAGTTAGTGCCATGCAATTTATAGGGGCACCGTTTATCTTTGGTCTAAGTGAGGTATCGACCAACACTTCGATATTGAGTCAGAACGCTGCTGTAGCCGTCGGAGATGCCGTTTACTGGATGGGCAACGATGTATTCTATCGCTACGATGGTAACGTAAGCCTTATACCGTGCTCTGTAGAAGAATACGTCTTTAATAATATAAACACTTCTCAGATTAGTAAGGTCACGGCGGGCAGCAACACTGAATTTAACGAAGTTTGGTGGTTCTATCCCTCCGCATCTAGTCAAAATAACGACCGCTACGTTGTATATAACTACGCCGAAAAGATATGGTTTTATGGCACTATTGACCGCACCGCTTGGGATCAGGGTGGCGTTTCTGGTTTGCCTATCGCTGCATCTCCTGACGGCAACATTTACTTCCATGAAACTGGATTTTCAGACGGAAGTACGAACCCTCCAAGCCCGCTTAACAGTTACATAGAGTCCAGTGGCGTTGATATCGGCGACGGAGAGCAATTCATGTCCGTTAAACGAGTTATACCTGATATAGGATTTAGAAACTCTACTGGCAATCCACTGGCCACGTTCACGCTAAATGCACGGACTTACCCCGGCAGTGGAACCACACAGACCCAAAGTGGGAGCGCCGTACGGACTGTATCTAGTCCGATAGCGCAGTATACTGAGCAGCTTGACGTTCGGATGCGGGGACGTGCGGTTTCTATAAAAGTTGAATCTAATCAAGTAAACACTCAGTGGAGACTTGGCACGACCCGCATTGACCTAAGACCCGACGGGAGAAGGTAATGTCAATAAGTAACGCTGTTGTACCGTTCTTTGCTCAAGCCCCAGCTGAGTATAGCCAAACCTATACGGCGCAGGTTACACGATCTTTTTCTGTGTACGCCCAGCAGATATCAAACCCCGGACCTGTAAGAGCGAATACACTTAATTTGACGGGGCTTTCTGTATTTGCGAACAACGCCGCAGCTCTTACTGGCGGACTTACCGTAAATGATGTATATAAAACTTCAACAGGTGAATTGAGGATAGTGATATGACTGATAAAGAGACTCCTGAGCGTAAAGATGTTTCCGTGCCTATTACGCCCCCTGCCCCTATAGGTGGTAGTGTCTTCTAATGGCAATAGAAATGGACGCAATTTTGAACTTGGTATTCGCCGCAGTAATAAGCGGTTTGGGTTGGTGGATTAAATCCCAGCACGATGAGATAAGGCGCGTCACTATTCTGTTGAATAGAACTCGCGAGGAAATGGCTAAAGAGTATGTTACAAAGGCTGACAGCTCTGAAGTGCTATCGCAAATTATGAATAAGTTTGACCGCCTTGAAGAAAAAATAGACCGCTTGATGGAGCGGTAGGTCGCACCGCGAGGTATATGGACGTATGATTGATCCTGTTACAGCAGTCGGCCTCGCCACCAGCGCTTTCAATATTCTCAAGCAGGGTATTAGCGCTGGTAAGGACATTCAAGAAATGAGCGGCACTCTAGCTAAATGGGGTAGTGCTTTTAGTGACTTTCAATACGCAGAGGACAAGACAAAGAACCCTCCGTTTTACAAAATGATGAGCGACAATAGCGCCAACGCTATCGAAATCTTCGCCCAGAAAAAGAAGATGGAGGCCATGAGAAAGGAAATAAAAGACCATATATCATGGACTTACGGGCCAAGTGCTTGGAAAGAAGTCCTCGCCATTGAGGGCGAGATGCGAAGAATTCGGCGCGAACAGGCTTACAAAAAACAAGAGGCAATCGACAACGCTATCAATTTTATTGTTGGTGCAGTTATATTTTTGATTGCTTCTGCTGGTGTTGTCACAGGCTTTTATTACTTAGGCAGATATCAGGGGAAATGGTAAATGTGGATATTGGTTTGGTTCCAAATAATGAATAACAACGTAACGCACTATGAGCTTGGTCAATTTGGGGACAGCAGTGCGTGCGCGCGTGCAAAAGATGAGGCAAGCGTTCTTATCACTAACTCCAACATAGTGACGTATTGCTTTGAGGTTATACCAGAATAAACGCGGGAATTACGTTGTATATGACAAAGCTGGAAAAGTTGTTATAATAACGCACCACAAGAGGTACGCTGTAGAGTACGCTAGGAGTTTAGAAGATGGCGGCAAAGAAACTTGAAGACCAATCGAAGTACGATGCTTACGATATGGATGGCGACGGCGTTGTATCTGATGCCGAGATGACGAAGGCCAAAGAAATCAGAGAGACTGAGGATGCACTGCGCAAACACCTAGCCCAACTGCGCATGGCCCGTTGGACACTGGTAGGTATGGGCGTCTTTACGGCTACAATGTTCTTTATACCTCTGGATCGTGTTACGGCACTGAGCGATATCTCCAACTTGTTCTACATTTCAGGTGCAGGGATCGTCGGTGCCTTCATGGGCGCAACAGCATGGATGGGTAGAAAATGAGTATATTCACCGCCGCACTGGGACCAATAGCCAACCTCGCAGGCTCGTGGCTGCAGGGTAAAGCTGACAAGAACGCCGCTAGTGCAGAGTTAAAGTTGACTGAGGCTAAGGCCAAAGCACAGATACTTCTTTCTGAGAAGACTAGCGTTGCCGATTGGGAGCGCATCATGGCAGAAGGCGCAAAGTCAAGCTGGAAAGACGAGTGGTTCGTAATTGTTCTGTCAATTCCGCTTGTTCTAGCCTTCATTCCTGGTGCCGAGGGGTGGGTAGATCGTGGGTTTGAACAGCTCTCCAAAGCGCCAAACTGGTATTTTTATTCGTTAGGTATCGCGATAAGCGCCAGCTTCGGTGTTCGTGGCGCGCAGGCTTTATTTAAGAGGAAGTAACATGAGCAATGCACTAAAACTTCTGCAACAAAAGTGCGGATGTAGCCCCGATAATAGTTTCGGTCCAAATACGGCCAGAGCAATCGCAAAGTATTTTAACCTATCCCCTGCGCGCGGCGCACACTTGATGGGGCAGGCGTCACACGAAAGCGGTGGCTTTAAGCGCACCCGTGAAAGCCTGTATTACTCTACTCCAGAGCGCATTCAAGCTGTTTGGCCATCGCGCTTCCCAACGGTTGATGATGCAAAGCCATATGCCAAAAACCCAACCGGGCTTGCCGGCAAGGTCTACGCTGGCCGAATGGGCAACGAGGATGAGGCGCAGGCCAGTTTATACATCGGTCGAGGGTTCCTTCAGTTGACCGGGCGCAATAATTACCGTGCATTTGCGTCAGACATGAGCTTGCCGAAAGTTATGACAGACCCAGACTTGGTGGCAGACACATACGCCTTCGAGACTGCTTTGTGGTTCTTTGAGAAGAACGCCTTGTTTAAGATTGCCGATGAGGGTGTATCGGATGGCGTTATTAAGCGCATCACTAAGCGCGTAAATGGCGGGCATCATGGCTTGGAAGACAGGATCAATCAGACGCGCAAAATTCACACCTGGCTGATGGCCTAACAAGTCAGACAAATGGCCTCTCAAGATCAAAAGGCCAGTGCGGCGGTAGGAAGAGCGGGAGAGCATTTAGCCCTCGCTCACCTATCGCTTGCTGGCTATTCTTGCACTTTGTGCCAGATTAAGGATCACGATGCGTATATACAAATGGATACACGCACTTTAACTTTGCAGGTTAAAACATCCAGTAAGACATATAAGAATAGCCAGAGCTACGCATTCAACACGCCTAAAAAGGGCGCCGCGATGTCGGACGTGTTTGCGTTTGTGGCTATAAATCTTGAAGCTGTAGTTTTCCGTCGGGGCGATGAGCTTTCAACAGTTACAACATATGTTACAACGGAAGAATTTATGGATGAAAAGCTGTCTATGCAAAAAACATTTGACAGCTTTAAATAATCGCTTGTGGCTTAGCTTGGGTTTGATTAGAAAGTTCGAGTGGGTGGCTATCATCGCAAGATAAATCGACTTCGCTACGGGAATAGCGGTTGTTTAGCCTCGGATGACGTTGCTACCAAAAAGCGCCAAACTTTTACAATATCAACGGCCACCCGCGCGACTTCAAAATATTATGCCAACCATCGACATCAAGCCAGCGCCGCTTGCAAAGCCAAAGATAGCTCCAACGAGGCCAGCTATGTGAATTTTGCGCTCTATCTCTTCATCACTCATCTAAACTCTCCGAGATATTCATATGATGTTTGTTTGCGTAGGTGTGTATTCGGTGGCAATTTGAGCATAAAACCTGACACTTTTCCATTTCAGCAATAATGTTTTTCATTACACCCTTTTTAACAAGTTGAGACACAGTTTTGCTTTTTTTGGACGGGTCAATATGGTTGAACTCAAGGGCAACTGGATGCTCATTAAATCCACAGCGAGCGCAACCCTTGTTCATTTTGTATTTGTCCACATGCGCCTTCGCCAGCGCCACTCTGACCACCTCCAATTGCCTTTGCCTAGTCCGCATCACTCACCTCTCTCGAACTTATTCGACAACGGCTTAATCGGTTGCTTACTGTAGACCCATCGCCATTGATTCTTCGCGTAGCCTGGAACCTTGATGAAATCACGCACACGATAGAGCTTTCCAGCCTCGGCCATGTTGTTGAGATAGTTTGAGGTGCGTGCAATGCTGTCACCGATCATACCAGCTCCCTCGGAGGCCGATATGCGTTGGTCATAGCGCAACATGCGGAAAAGATGCTCACCCTGTTCTATGTTGTGCTGGCGGCGTCTCTCGGCCATCTCAACTGCAGTTGAAGGCATGGTTGACTTGCGCGCTTCCCGCGATGGCAATTGATCTCGATTGCCGAGCTTGTGCTGCAACTTCTCAAACTCAAGCAGGCAATGGCCATATGTGATTTCATATCTCTGATGCTTGTCGGTCACGCCTTCCAGGTTGGCCTTCAATCGAGCTTCGGCAGATCGCTGATCGCGGACCCTAGCTTCTCGATCAGCGCGCTTTGCTCTTGCAGCCTCTGCTGCAGCGCTGGCCTCATTGCCGTCTTCGGCTCCGACAGCAGGATTGAGTTCACTCTTTCGAGCCGTTTTATATATTGCATTATTAGGTCCATATTCGCGCTTCTTTCTTTTCAGGGTTATATTAAGCTGACTAGTAATCCGGCCAACCTTAGTTGGGTTGATGCGAAGCAGGTCAGCAATTTCAGTTTGAGACATATCCATCTCAGCGCATCTGATGACTTGCTCGGTCAAGGTTTCAGTGGTTGGTTTCATTCGTCTTCCTCCAGCTCTTCAATCTGACCTTTTCCATTGCAGTTGTCGCAATCCTGCACTTCCGACCCAAAGTCGCCATGCCAAGTTGCACTTTGGCGCACCCAGACTTCACGTTCAACTGTGCCATCGCCATCGCACTCAGGACAATCAATCCGCTTGCTCATAGCATGGCACTTTTAATAAACAGTGGCATGGCAAACAGAGCCAAAAGAAATATTATTTCGCCTGCGATTTCAAGTTTACGTTTCATAGTTGTTTCCTTTGTTTGAGTGGGGAGCCGCAGCTCCCCGTGTTGCGTTATATGTCAACAATTTCGATTGTGTGGGCTGCTTCAATCCGAGCAAGG